GGATTTAGTTCCTCTGGTGGTTGCGGAAACTAAGAAGTACGGCTTCATTGCGAAGCCGGTGTTCTATAGCACCTGGGAAGGTGCTGAATTCTTGCGTGGTTGGTTTTTACCAGGCACGCGGGGTGGACGTCTTGTACCTCTATGGTTTCCGCTGCCAGGCCAGGCCCTCAAGCTTGGCAAGTTCAGAGCGCGTGAGGGCGCGTTCATGACTCCAGAAGAATTTGCCGGCAACATCGCGTGTGCCTATGACTGGATACCCGCTGAGTATCCAGTTCTGGGCCCAATGGTGGCCTTCTACCGGAAGGTGGGAGAGCGGAGCGGGGTGACTATCACCACGCTTCGTAATGTCATCGAGTCTTATGACTACAAAATGTTGTGGCGTTCAGATTCAGATCTGCCTGCAGCTGAAGCCGAAGGAGCTAAGGCTGAGATGCGCGAAAGCCTGGCCTCTGATTATTCAAGGGCCGCTCTAGACGGGCTTTTGGCTGAGCGTTACGGCCCGACTGGCCGCGAGCAGATCTTGGCGTTGCATTCTTTCCTAGGAAGAAAGGCCAAAAAGCTGGGTGCAGTGGTCCTGCATCCGGCAGCTCCATACCTCGCTGTTGATTATGGTTGGGATCCCAAGAAGGACCAGTCGACAGAGGTCTATGGTATGGAGTAAGAGGGGCTCGTCATAACCCCCTTGCCAGGTAGCACGCCGCCCCTCGGCGGCGCATGGATTGACGACCATGCCTTGCGAGTTCCCGTTGAGCGCGGGGAGTATGGGGGATAAGTGAATTCGTATTAGAACGAATACTGTCTCACTATGACTAAGACCAAAACTGCAAAGTTGAAAGCGAAACATGCTAGAGCTGCCGCCGCCCAGCCTTCCGTCGGAAGGGGTCCGGGAGTGGCAACTCGTGCTACGTATCTCCAACGGCAGCCACGCGTCACTGCGCATCGTGCCGGTGTCCGCATTGCACACACAGAGTTCGTCTCCGAAGTGCTTGCCACCGTCCCAGAAGGCGCAGGATCTGTGTCCCCGTTCGAGCTCCAACGTTACGACATCAACCCAGCCTATGAAGCAATCTTCACTTGGCTCTCAGCGCAAGCGCGTTCCTGGGAGTATTACAAGTTCAAGAAGCTACACGTTAAATACATCCCGCGCGTTGCTGCCACCGTGTCGGGGTCGTTGCTAATGGCGCCTGATTATGATCCGTCCGATCCTGATCCGACCAGCGCGGCTGAGTTGCTTGTTGCAACAGGGGCCAGGGAGTCTCAGGTTTGGGACGCCTTGCATATGGCTTTGGACCCTAAGGCCATGAACAATTTCACTCGAGATGGACACGGATACTATGTCGCCCAAGTGCAAGCCGGTGGTGTGCTGGCAAATGATATCAGGCTCATCGATTCTGGCACAGTGTTTCTCGCCACCGAAGGTGTTTCACACCCGGCGTCGGGGGCGCTACTTGCTGAAGCTGTGAAGGTGGGAGATCTTTTCTTCGAATACGAAGTCGAGTTTTCCATTCCGAACAACGAAAAGCGTCGTCTCGATGATGCAACTTATGAAGAGCCGCGATACCCAGTCCAGCCACTGCTTCCGAAGTTCTCTCGCTTCAAGATTGATTCCCGGCTCTTGGAGCCCAGTCTTCCTGTTTGGATCCCCTTCGCGTTTGCGGATGCCGCCGCTTATGTCAAGGATGCCGTGGGTGCATACCGGAAGGTGATAAAGTCCCTTGATTTTCTCGAAGGCCACCGCAGCTGGACTGAGAATCTTGCCGGGGGTGTTATCCGACTTGCGCAGGGTAAGTGGAACTTTAGCTATGCGGCTGAAGCCGAGCTCGAAAGTCCGGGCACTGAGCGGCACCAACGTCTTACCGCCAACATCCAAACGTCGCCTGATCAGCTTACGTGGACCAATGTGAGTACCCGTGAGCTGCATTTGGGCCAGGCCCCCACTGATTATGGCATGTATAACAGAGGGTTGCTGACAGACAATGTGGTGTTGGATGTCGAGGAGGACATTTATGTTGCCGTTCAGATGATCAATGAG